GAGTTTCTCTTCTTATATCTATTGCAGTAGTTTTATCACCATCTTCAAACTCTACTTTTCCAGATACTTTGTAATCTGTTTTTTGTTTCTCATCTAAAATATTTATACCAATATCAGTTTCTTGATCCTCATCTATATCTTCATCAGGACCAAGTAAAGAATTTATTTCTTCATTAGCTAGTTTTTCTTGATCTAACTTATCTTTAAGTTGTTTAGCTGTAGCTGAGAATTTAAGAAGGCTATTAATAAGTTTTAAAGGTACACCAGCGTTTTGAATACGTCTTTGATCATTAACTTGTTCAGCTTGTTCACGTCTCTCAAAACCTCTATTCTGTTTTTCATAATCTCTTTCGAGAATGGAAGCATAATCAGGTGCTTCGTAAAATTGTAATGCCATGATTATAACCTCTTAAAGTCAATATCAATTAGGTTATAGTTAACCCCTAAATAACCATTATCCATAGTTACTACAGCTTCTGGAACTACTTTGATTACTTCATCAGCCATAGCTCCTATGTACTGTTTAGTTTTACCAATGTAGTTAAACTTGTAAATACCTAAACCAGATATTGATTCACCTATTTTCTGGATGTTTTCTTTTAAGCGACGGTCAGATGTAAACCCGCTATAAATACCAGCAACATTACCAGCAATACTTAAAGCATCCATAAATGCTGCAGCTCCTACGCTCTGCATAACAGGCTTAGGTGGTGCTACATCAGGTGTAGGTGTAAATGCTATCTGTGCAAACTGTTGATCTTTATAACTCTTAACTTCTGCTGCTGCTTTAGCATTCTCTTGTGCAAGAGCTACATCATTCATTCTTAGTTTCCTACCAATATTAGCTACTTCTCTTCCATAAGCGGCTATATCAGTAGTTTTAATTCTTGCTATTGATCGACCTGTTCTACCACTAGCCATTAGCTTGGCAGATTTACTTTCATTTAGCAGTTCAGCGTACATATCTTGGTACTTAAGCTCAGCTTTTGCTCTAGCTTCTTGCCTCTTACGTTCGCTTTCACCGTAAGCTGCCTGAGCTGCCATCTCTGCATTATTTGTATTGATATCATATTGAACTTGTCTTTGTTGATAGACATTTAGATCTTGCATCCATTGTCTTTCACGTCGTTCATTTTGATATGCGTATTGTCTTCTGGCAGCTGCATTTGCTGCTCTAGCTTGCGCTCCTAAACACACGGCAAAACTCTATAAAGGATAATTTGTTTGGACCAAATTCAATCTCACGTAAGAATTTAAATCCAAGGAATTGAAGTAGCTTTAAATGGACTGTGTTGCGTTTATCAACAACATTCCACAGCAACTTATCGGGTTGTCTTTCTACATAACGTCTAGCTTCTCTAGCAAACGTTATTGGGTATTCATGTATAGCGGGTGTACATAACATCCAGATTTGACCTCCAGGGTCTACTCCAGCCATTCCGGCAGTCTTGCCGTTAGGCACTGTGAAATAGACACAGGAAGGCTTCTGAACAGCATCTAATAATGCTTCTGTTGCATCTATACCATGACCTTCTTCGACCTCTCTACGGTCCTCTGGACGTAGGTTAGAGGCTACTTCTTTAGCAGCCTCCAACGTTATTGGGTGAATAAATTTAGACACTCTTATAAAACTTATTTGTGTAATCCCCTTCCCATGTCATTGAATATAATGTTAATGGTGTTGGGTGTGTAGATTTAAGTGTTATGGTTGTATTTGTATTCCTATCATATATAGGTATAACTCTTGTTTGTAGTTGTTGAACAGGTAGTTCATTCATATCATAGGAGTCAGATATTACTGATTCATGATCTTCAGTATAATTTGGTTTACCTCTTCGTTTAAGTGTTGTTTGATATAAACCAGATGCACCTAAATTTATTTTATTACGATGAAGTATTAATGAACTTCTAGTATCAGACCTAACTGAATCTCCCTGTGTACTTGTTAAATATATCTTAGGAAATTCAACTTCCATTTCATACTCATAACCTACTACAAATGATTCATGTAATGTTGAAGTAGTGTCATTATTCTTACATGTATAATCACCAGATATAGTAGCATAAGACCCAGTAAAAGAAACATTAGCACCACCTGAATAGGCTGTTATACTTTGAGCATTAGCTATAGTTGGTGTGCTCATATTTCCTCTATTTTCTCCTGATATTATATATATTTTTGAATTAGAAAGTCCATTAACATTAGGTACTAAAAATTTAGTTACATCTGAAGTTGGTTCGTATTGACTAACTGTTATTGTACCTGGTGGATTAGTATCAACTGCAGCATTATTACTATTTCTATTAAAAGCAACAGTATCAGAACCACTCAACCAGATAATCGAATACCAACCATTCTGTGATGATAATGAATTATCACTAAAAGTAAGGTAATGTAAATCACCTAAAGTATATATACTATTATCTGCAACTGTTATATTATAAATTTTATTAGCACCTGTAGCACTTATATTGAATGAAGATGTAGTTAATGCAGCTGGTAATGTAAATTTCTTCGCGTTATCTAAATGTACCCTATGTTTAAATTCATTGTCACTAGTATTAGTTTGCAAGGTATTACTATGCATTTGTAAATCAAGCTTCAGCAACATGCACTTACTATCATTATCTGTAACTATATATAAGGAATCGTCTATAATAAAATGGTATTGTATCTGCCAATCTAATGTCCAAGTAAACCAAGCTTGATGTACTCGTTTATCTGAAGTATTGAAATATTTATAGCAGTATAAAGTTTTTTTATCCTTTTCACTTAATGCTACAAAACCATTTTCTTTAGATGATGAAACTATATTTAGATCTTTATCTAACAACTCACTTACAACTTTACTTTGTTCAATAACATCAGGTTCACCTTCTCTAAGAACCCTAGCCATTTCCATGAACCTACTATGTTGTCCTACATTATCTATAAAACCAATAGTAGTACCAAGTGAAAATGGATTAGTATTATGATTAAAGTTATACGCTGATATGAAGTTTATTTTAGCTGTTAAAGGACTTAGTACATCACTATCTGTAGTCAACATAAACTGTTGATTCTTAGTAAATAAAACTAGACCACTATTAACTTGTATTCCATCAAAAACAATAGCTGGAAATTCAGAACTACAGGAGATATCAATTGGATCAGTAGCTGTAAATGTAATAGCAGACTTAGCCCAGAAATTAGTAAAGTCACCAGGTCTAGACATGACTACATTTTCATCACTCAACAAGACTAATCTGTTCCTAAAGAACATCATCTTGTTAATAGTCTTATCAATGAAACTAGGTCTAGGGTTTGTACCATCAACACTTGTATCACCTACTTGAGCGTTATCCCATGTAACAGTTGAAAGTGTAAATGTACCATCAGACTGTCTTACCAATTGAAGAGGCATAGTACCTGCATCAAATTCAATATTGGTATCTGGTTTAGCACATTCTTCCCATACACCTTCACCATCTCTATCGTTATGTCCAAAGAATTTTACATAGTAATCATCTTCTTCAGCTTCACTATTAGCAACCTTAACTACATAACCATGCTTACAGACATTAGGTAAGTCACCTACATCTTTAACTGAATCAGTTAATACATTTAGTAATTCTCCTACAGGTGAAGATACATTAAACGATCCTTGAGCTGTTGGACGAGTAATATAAAGTCCATTACCTATTTGTTTAACTTGATAACCGTTATAGTTATTAGTACCTTCATCAGTTGAATCATCAGACCATTGATATAAAGCATTTTCACCACCTATAGCAGCACCATCTACATCATTACCATTACCTAATATACCTGTCCTAATAGCACCTATTATACTTTCAGCGGTAACTGTTGTTTTAGTATCAAATGAGGTTGGAGTTGGACGTATTAATCCAAGATTAGCTTGTACTTTAGATGTACTAATAGAATCAACTGTTATTAGTAAACTACATCCTTTAAAACCAACTTCAATAGTATCACCTTCTCCCCAACCTTCTCCACCATGTAATAGATCTATAGTTACTTGATAACGTGCAAGATATTCTACTGGGGAGAAATCGTCTACTGGTACGGATTGACCAGTGCTTGTTATTCTAAAGTATAAATCTTTTTTACTATTTGATGCACCTGCTGTAACTGTAGTTGCATTAAAAGTAGTGTTAACGGTACTACCATCTGCAGATGTTCGTTCTAGTTTTACATTACCTACAGTTTGAGTACCACCTTTCTTATAAACTAATCTAAACTTTGTTCCATAACTTACTTGATAATGGTTAGGTTGTCTTTCAGATATAGTACTAATTGTAAATTTTAACTTGTGATAGTCAGAATGGTTTCTGAAAGCATCAGCTAATTTTTCAGTACTATCTCTATTATGTTCACCATCTGGAGCACCACTTGTTAAAGAAATACTATCTAATACAAGAGTTGTTGTACCATCAGTAATTCTATAGTAACCGTCAACACCATTAACAACATCACCTGTTAAATCTATTTCATATATTGCTGGAGTGCCATTAACACTAAATATTTCTGTACCAACATTAGGTAATTGAGGATCATAACCTATATTTATAGGTTGTGCTGATACTCTAGTAGCTGTAGTAACTTCAGTTGTAGTTGTGTTATCAAATAAGTTAACTGCATATTGACTAGAATAAGCTACTTTCTTTAACTCAATAAACGCCTCTGGAGGTCTAGCAGCTTCTTTAGTAGAAGACATACTAGTATTCTTAGTACGATTAGTTATATAGGTAAAATCATTAAGAGTTAAAGTTTGGATATCTTGATCAGCAGTATGTGTTAAATAAGTAGCCATAGCAGAACTATTCCCACTGGAATTAACAGTAACAGGACTACCATCACTACATTTCCACATATTGACATCACCTGTTCTACTGATCTGACCTAAGTATTGTTCAGTTTCATCTCTGTAGTAGTGAAACCATTTACCTTGATCTTGAGAATCTGTAGCTGTACCATCTGCATCTAATTGTTTAATGAATCTAGTTCCTGGTCTTTTAGATAAACCCTCTGTTATATCTGGAAAAACATTCTTTGCTACATTAACTTGACCAGGGACTTTAAGTTCATCAGGTTGTTGAGATAGTCCAGCTATATAAGAGGGTATTGTTTGAGTTACATTTGACATTATCTACTAAGTACAGAGAACGGTGTATAAGGTCTATATCCTGATTCATGTGGGATGTTAAAGAATGATGGATCTCCTTTATCACATTCGTATTCAATACAAGATGCTCTTGATTTAGCTTCGTCTTGTTGTAATAGTTTTACCAATTCGGGGTTTGATACAAGCTGTGTAGCTGCTCTTACAGCTGCTCTATAGGTTATGTACCTTTGAAATACATTTGGTAAATCAGTAAATGGATAAAGTGTTACTGCATCTATAAAGACATCATTATCAAATTCATCTGTGTGATTTGCAAGATCATATAGTCTTCCATTTCTAGTTACTACATCTTTTGTTCTATCAGATAGTCCATCATTGAGATCATATCTAAGAGTATTAGCAGGAAGGGTTACATGCTTATTAGTATCTGGACTAATTTTTATATGATTCTCAGTGTTAAAATGCCAGCCTTCATTCTGTACATCCTTATTTACTTCATTGAGGATATTGTATATAAATGATATTTCTGGGTTTGCTAATGTATTATATTTCTCAACTTCCTTATAAACTTTAACAGTTTGACCTGTAGTTGCACCTGAGTTAAGTATTATATTCGTTCCTGATACAGTAAAAGCTGTAGTTATTGTACCATTTATAGAAACTTTTATTTCTGATGAATTGCTAAAAGTAAAGCCTATAGCAAATGTTGTTTGATTAGATGTTGCTGTGTATGTTGTTTCTGCTGATAATTCGGTGTAATTACCGAGGGTGGTTATTGGTGACTGACCGATGGCTCCCAGTATAGAATTGACTGCGGATA